CCAGAATTTACATTGACAAATATTGTCAATCCAGTATTTGAAACAATTATAACAAGAGAAATCATCGATGAAACAGATGAAAATAATTAATAATAAAAAATTAGTAATTTTGTAAAAAATATAATTATGAATTTTATATACAAATCAGCACCAATTGGGGATGAAATAATTGATTTAGATGAGAAAAATAATATTGTAAAAGGTTATGGATCTTATTTTGATAACAAGGATAGTGACATGGATATTATTAGGCGTGGTGCATACCAAAAAACAATTCAAGAGAATGGCCAAAGAGTAAAGTATTTATATCAACACGATATGATGCAACCAATTGGCAAGATGTCTGAATTATATGAAGATGAAAAAGGATTGGTATTTACAGCCGAGATTCCAAAAACTCAATTAGGTAATGATGTGATTGAGCTAATGAAAGCCGGTGTGATAACTGAAAATTCAGTTGGTATTATGCCAATTGTAAAAGAAATGATGAATGATTACAGAGAGATAAGAGAGGTAAAACTATATGAAATAAGTGCCGTTACGATGGCCGCTAACGACCAGGCAAAGATTTTAGATGTAAAAGGAATGGTCGATATTGATAAGGTTTACAAGCGATATGATAACATTTGTAAACTACTAAGAAAAGGCAACATATCGGATGATATGGGATATGCCTTAGAATCAGAAATACTTAAACTCAAAACATATTTCATTAATGCTACTCAGCCAGTTGAGGAAACTACTGAGCCAGTCGAAAAAAGTCAAGAGGTTGATATTTACAAATATTTAATTAATAATCTTTAAAATTCTATTAAAATGGATGAAAATGTAAAAAATCAGCTTGACCAATTAGGCGATATTATAGATGCTAAATTGGAGAAAGCTCATGGACAGGCAGTTGAATCAGCAACTGGTAAGGCCGATGATGCTCTAAAAGGAGAGATCAAAAACCTAACACAAAAATTCACTGAGAGAATGGATGCTATTGAAGTATCTAACAAAAAGAGATTCGAAGCATCTCAAAAAGAGGATAAATCATTTGGTGGCAACTTAACAAAAGCTATCAAAGAGGGTGCATTAGATTCAATGAGAAATGGCTCTAACAGATCATCAGCATTTGAAATAAAAGCTGATATGACTGTTGCGGCTGACTTTACTGGTGATGTAATACCACCACAAAGAATCCCAGGGTATAAATTTGACCCTACAACGCCACAAAACATCAGACAACTTATTCCTATTGGTTCAACTAATAGTGATGTTGTAAGATATGTTAAAGAAAGCGGATACAGTAATGGAGCAGCGGCTGCGGCTGAGGGTTCAACACTAGGTCAAACTGACTTTGACATGACTGCAACTGATGCTAATGTTAGAAAAATTGGAACGTATTTAAGAATATCTGATGAGATGTTACACGATACGCCTCAAATTTCTAGTTACCTATCAGCTAGAGTACCGGCAAAATTAATGGAGGTTGAAGATGACCAAATCCTTGGTGGTAATGGAACAGCTCCAAACCTAGATGGTTTTTATAACTCAGGAACTAACTTTGATGTTTCATCTAATGGTAAATTTTATCAATCAGTTGAAGCGGCAAATGAATTTGACGTATTAGTTGCGGCAATCAACCAATTACAGATTGCTAATTACAAAGCTGATTACATCTTATTAAACCCAACTGATTTTCATAAAATCCTATTATTAAAAGATAGTAATAATAACTATCTAAAGGATCAAGTTTATCAAGGGTTACAACCAAATTTCTTAGGTTGTCCAATCGCTGTTAATAACGAGGTTAACCCAGGAACATTCCTAGTTGGTAACTTTGGTCAAGCGGCTCAATTATGGGTTAGAGATAACGTATCTGTTGAGTTCTTTACAGAGGATGGAACAAACGTAAGAGATGGATTTGTTACTGTAAGAGTAATGGAAAGAGTTGCACTTGCAACATACTTGCCAAATGGTATTATCGATGGAACATTCAGCACTGCAAAAGCAGCACTAGAAACTCCGTAATAATAACTATTATACTAATTAAAGGGGTATTTATTACCCCTTTTTTTATGGAGTAAAGTGAAATAAATATAAAATAAATGCAAAATATTCTTTTAAATTCAAAATAAATTATATATTTGTGTAAACAAAACAATAAAACTTAGATATGATTAAAAAATTCTTAAAACAAAATCCAAACAATTGGAAATGGCTATTGAGCTTTTATTTAGTAGCAACTATAATAATGATTCTTTTAACTGTAAAAATATAACTATGCCATACAAAGAAAAATTTCTACATAATTTAAATAAAACTAAAAGGCAAAAGCAACATGAAAGAGATGTCATTAACAATGTATTTAAAAGCTATTCAAAAGGTTTAATCTCAATAACTAAACAAAATGAATAAACAGCGTTTAAGGTACTTTTTAGCGTTTCTCTTGCTCTTTCTAGGGTTTAGGGTTATATTGTTATCATCCGACTTTTTAACAGCTACAATATTAATTATTTTATCAATCTCAGTATTATCAAACAACAATGAAAATGATTAAAATTGATGATATGATTAATAGTTCTATTGATCCAAAAATATGGAGAGAATTACCAGCAATTAAAAAACTTGAAATTTTTAAGTTAGCATCACAAATTGAAAAGATAGTACATTCACATAATAGTTTTCATTTATAATTGTTTTGTTTTAATCTTAAGTGAATGTTGAAAAACCGATTATTAATTTAGTCGGTTTTTTTTATATCTTGATTGAGTGAATCAAAACCAACAAGGTTGTTATTGCGAATATCTTTTTACAGCAACCGCTATGAAAAATGGTTTTAATGTATCGATGCCTTTACTTGATGCCTCTTATTACGATTGTATTTTGGAAAAAAATGGGAATCTATATAAGATACAAATTAAATATGTTAGTAATACAAGGGTAAAAGGCGAACACAACAAGTATTCTGAGCAAATTGTTTTAAGGCGAGAGGGTAAATGTTATAAAAAAAAGTATGTTGATTACTTTGCTATTTATATGGAAAATTTAAAAGGATTTTTTATTATTAAAAATAATGAACAAAAAACTATTCGATTGAGAATTGATGGCCCATATAAAGAAAATTTTGATAACTTTGCATTGATTTCATAAATAAGTTTAAGGTGCCATTAGATTAAAACCCTAGTGGCACTTTTTTTTTATCTTTACATAAAATATTCATTATGAAAATAAAATTATTAATATCTATTCTTAAAGATGGCAAAAGACACAATGAGGGTGATGAAATTAATTTAAGTCATGAACAGGCAAAATTATGGATTGCTAAAAAATGGGCAAAATCTATAATTGAAAAAAAAGAATCAAAAATTAAAAAAGAAACTAAAGAGTTAAAACTCGATTCAAAAGAAACCAAAAATGAGGCAAGTAAAAATTAATTCTACAACAGGATCAGAAATCGTATCATCCGCTGATTTAAAACTATTTGCAAAAATAGACACAACCGCTGATGATGCTATTATTGCTAGACAAATAACACAAGCTCGAATCTGGTGTGAGAATTATATTTCAAGAGATATTGTTGCTAAGAATAGATCTTATTACTTAGATGAAACTAACGGAATTTTTGATATACCCTTTGGTCCTGTTGCCACAATATCTAGTATTCATGCCGATGGTGTGGCTTTAACTCACACAAATATAGGTTTAGACAAAGAAACAATTGAGTTGGATAATGGATATGCCCAAAAAGTGACTGTTGTTTATATAACCGCTGGATTAGATGATTCACTATTGCAACAAGCCATTTTACAATTAGCAACAACATATTATGAAAATAGAGTTGATTGGGTTTCTGGGACAATTACTAGCGAAGCTCCAACCGATGTGAGAGATGTTTTAAATTCATATAAAGCAATGTTTTTATAATGAACCCTGGAAAATTAAATACTAGAATTGTAATAAAACAATTAACTAAGACATCTGATGGATTTGGTGGTTTTCAATCCGGTAGCACTGATTATATATCTATTTGGGCAAACTATAAACAATTAAAAGGTCCTAGGTCATCAGAGAATGGCCAAAGACAAACAAAAACTGATGTTCAATTAATATGCCGGACAGATACCATTGATTTTATTGATGATAATATTAATAGCAATTGGTTTTTTCAAGTTGAGGGCGAAAGCAAAGATTATAGAATTAGTGATATTTATGAATCTGATTATAAAAATTATACTACAATAATGGGCGTAAAAGTTGGATCATGAGTGCAATAGATATAAAAATTAATAAAAGGGATTTAGCTAGATTAAGTAAAAAAATTCAATTATTAAAAAAAGAATCTACAACTGAATTATCAAAAAACATCGCTCATGCGGCTGTATTTATTCAAAACAAAGCTATTGACAAAGCTCCAGTTTATAAAGGAACTCAATATACTGGTGGTGATTTAAAACAAAGTATCGGAAGCGAAGCAAGAGGAACAACCGCAGTAATATTTGCTAAGGCAAAATATGCTCCTTATCAAGAGTTTGGAACTGGAACCAGAGTAGACGTTAAAGATGCGGCAAAATTAGGAATACCACCTAGTGAAATTAAAAGATTATATCAAGGCGATGGAAAGCGTAAAGTAAATATAAATCCACAACCATTCTTTTTCCCAGCGGTTAGAATAGGATTAAATAAATTACTTAAAGACATTGAAAAAGATTTAAAAAAATTAACTAAATAATGAAAGATCCAATAAAATTTATTAGAAAAAAGATTTTTAACGCTTGTTCTGGATCAGTTACTTTAGATGGCAATAATGTATTGTTTTATAATAGGGTGCCATCAGATACCACTTATCCTTTTGTGAGGGTTTATGGTTTATCTACAAGCCAAATAGATGACAATCAATCTAAATACAATGTTGAATGTATAACCAGAATCGAGGTTGTAACTAGATTTTTAGGTGATGTTGGCGGTGATTTAGATGCCAATGATATAATGACACAAATAATGAATTTATTAATAACCAAAAACCAAAGTGCATTTGATTTGAGTGCTGATAATTTTAATTGCTATGCGGTTACAAATAATGGCGTTACATATTTACAAGATGATTTAACAGATCATACATATTTTAGGGCCATACTTGAGTTATCAAATAAGGTTGAACAAATAAGTTAAAAAATGGAAATACAAGACATGAAATTATATTCTTTAAATACTTTAGCGCTAGGCATATCAATGACCAATATTGAGGTTTCATTAAGAATAATTTTATTAGTTGTCACGATAGTTTATACAATAATGAAAATAAAAAACAATAAAAATAAAAAATGAATTTAGCATTAATACATCCATGTCCGATTTGTATAAGTGTAGTTGTTATATTATACCTAATACATAAATTTTATTAAAATGAGTAAGGAATTAAATGAGGATAGCAAATTTGAAATTAGTATTAAAACATTGATTGCCATTGGAGTTGGTTTATCATCATTAATTGGAATGTGGTTTGCTTTACAAGCGGATATTCAAGAGGCAAAAGAATTGCCAGAGCCAGAGATTTCTAGGACTGAATATGATTTAAAAGATAAATTAATTCGAGAAACTATCATGAACACTGGAAAAAAAGTCGAGGAAAATAGTGATGCTCTTAAAAAAATAGATGATAAATTGTTTGAAATAATTAGTAAATGAAAAAAATAATATTATGTGTGATATTTGTATTGGTTGCGGTTTGTGCTAGAGGTCAAGAGATTACAGTTTTCCAAATAAATGCGAAATGGAATGCTAAAAATACTTATGATCTAAGTTTTATTAAAAATGCTAAAATTAAATATGGTTGGCTTAGTGACCAATCATCTGATATTAAAAATAGTATTAGTGCGGTTCCTGTTATTGCTATAATCGATAAAAATGGTAAAACTAGGATGCAATACGTTGCGGATTTATCATTTAAAATCCAAGCCACCGAAAATGAAATACAGGAAATTATAAATAAATTAAATACACCTATTAGGAGGGCAACAAGTAATTAAAATATAAATTATGATAAGTCAACATATATCAGAGAAAGAGGCAACCAAAAGCATAACAGCTATGCGATTAGGACTTGCCAATACGCCAGATGGTAATATTTTAACTAATATGAAATCAATTGCTGAGAGTATATTTGAGCCATTAAGAAAATGGGTGGGTGGTCCAATAAAGATAAACTCTTTTTATCGCTCAGAAACGCTTAATAAAGCCATTGGAGGATCATCTAAAAGTCAGCACTGTGAGGGTAAAGCAATGGATATTGATGACATTTATGGGCATAAAACAAATGCTGAGATGTTTCATTATATAAAAGAAAATCTAAATTTTGACCAAATGATTTGGGAATTTGGCGACTCAACGAATCCAGATTGGGTGCATATTAGTTATGTAAGTGATTCAGTAAATAGAAACAGAATATTAAAAGCGGTTAGGGATAAGGGAAAAACAAAATATATTGATATAACAAATAGTTAAATATTTAACAATGGGGATTGAAAACAAAAAAGTAAATGTTGATATTGATGGCGATGGTAAGCCAGATTTAAACTTGGATTTAAAAACAATTATTATGGTTGTTGGCGGAATAATAAGTTTGACAATGACTTATTCAACGCTCACAAAACAGATTGAATTAAACAAACAGGAAATTGAGGTTGCTAAAAAACTACCACCTCAACAATCTCATGAACTATTGGAACAGAAAATACAATTTTTAGAAAATAAAATTGATGTTGAAACAAAAAGATTAGATAAAATTGAGGATAAAATTTATAAAAGATAAATGCAAAACTGGGAATGTGCAATATTAGAAAAATTATCAACTGGACCATTATTGGGATTTAGCTATTATCCGGCTGATTTCGATAATGATTTTAGTGAGTTTAATTTATATTTAATATTTTTTGTAATACATTTTAAATTTTATAATGATGAACAAAATAATTGAGGTGTTAATGATGGTATTGATTTTGGCCGTTATATCTGTTTTCACAATATACCCTTTAAGTTAAAATTATGAGTAAAATATTAGCAAAATTATTTGGTGGTGCCGGTGCTGGTATTGCTGGAAAAATCGGGAACATAGTCGATAAGTTTGTACAAACAAAAGATGAAAAAGCACAGTTTAAAAAAGAGATGGACCAGATTTGGATTGATGCTGAGGCCGACATGCAAAAGAATGTCACTGAAAGGTGGGGAATGGATTCACAAGCTCATTCAAGTTGGTTGTCAAAAAATGTGCGGCCACTTACTTTATTACTAACAATATGCCTTACTTTATTAATGATTTTTATTGATAGCGGTTCAATTAAATTTGAGGTTGATGATGAGTGGAAATCACTTTTGCAACTTGTTTTAATTACTATTATTGGCGCTTATTTTGGCGGCAGATCATTTGAAAAAATTAAAAAGATAATGGCAAAGAATATTGAAAATAAATACAGGCATAAACAAAAGAAAAAAAGGCCTGGTGTTCATTCAAAAAATGCCTCAAAAGGTAAAAGAGGATATAAGAAAAAATATAAAGGACAAGGAAAACAAAGGTAATTAGAATTGATTAAATTTGTATAAAATATAATTTATGGGAACTACATATACAGGTTTAAAAATAAAAAATACTTATGGTGCGATAATTAAAGTTGGTGATAATTCTAATTTAACAGCTTTTTCAAAACAATTATCTGATGGATTAGGTAATAATACTGGTTTATATGTAGGCACAAATAATAAATTGGGAATAGGTATATCGCCAACAGAGGCGTTGCATGTTTCTGGTAATGCTACATTAACAGGTGATTTAAATGCTGTAAATGGCACTTTTAGTGGTAATATTACAACCTTAGGGATTGATGATAATGCGACATCAAACGCCTTAACAATCGATTCAAATGAAAATATAATATTACAAGGCACATTAACAACAGGTGGGGGAACTGGATCTAGTGGTACTTTAAATGTGTTTGGAAATATTGTTGGATCATCAGATATTTCATTTGCTAGTTTAACCGATACTGGTGAAAGCATAACAATAAATAAGTTTGTTGATGAGGCCGATGGTATATCAAGTAATGATGATGATTCCTCAATTCCCACAAGTGCCGCAGTAAAAGATTATGTAGATACACAAACTGGATTAAGTGATGAATTAAGCCAGGTTTTAGCTATTGGTAACACTACCGATGGCACTGATATTGCTGTTAGTGCAAATGATGATATTACTCTAACCAGTACAAGTAAATTATTACTTGGTGACACTAACACTGATTTGCAAATATATTCAGCTAGTGCAACAGATAGTCATATAAAAGGTCCAACGTCTGGAAATTTAACCATTACATCTGATATATTTACTATTCAAAAATCAAATGGTGATGATATGTTAAATTATGGAGCATCATCAATAAACCTTTTTTATGGTGGTTCCAATAAGTTACAAACCACAAGCTCTGGTGTCAATGTTTCTGGTGATATGGTGGTTAGTCAGGCAGGAACTACAAAATTAACGATAGACAATGTAATACAAAACAAGTCAATAGAGCTAGAATGTACATCTTTAAATAATGTGCTTAATGCAGAGGGGGATATGGTATTTTCATCTGGTAGCCCTATATTTAAATATACTAGTAGCAGCTTTGAGGTTTTAAATGTTGATTCAACTTTTGGAGGTGATATAACAGTCAGCACAGGAACAGAGGGAGGTGCTATTTTTCTTGGTAGTTCAGCAAGTGTATTTAGTGAACAAGGTATTACTTTTAAAGATACTGATACTACAATTCAAAACGCATTTGCAGGAGGTGACATTGTATTTAAAACAAAAACTGGTGCAGGAAGTCAAGACACACATCTTACTTTGTTTGCAGATGGAACATCTGCTTTTACAGGTCAAGTTACCATTCCTTTAACTCCTAGTGCAAATACAGATGCAGCATCAAAAGGATATGTGGACACTCAAGTTGGAGCGAACAATGAGCTTTCTGAGGTTTTAGCAAATGGAAATATTACTGACGGAACTGATATTGTTGTAAGTACTGGAGACCAAATATTGTTACCAGATGGAAGTTCTACAAGTCCTGCAATTACTTTTAGTGGTGACACCAATACAGGAATGTATCGTACAGGAAGTGATGTATTAAACTTAGGTGTAGGGGGTTCAGATGCTATTTCAATGTTTCCTACTACTGTTTATATAAAACCCGCAGGAAGTACAGAGTTGACAATTTCTGGTAGTGGTTCAACCTTTGCAGGGAATGTAGATATAAATGGAAATTTAGATGTTACAAGTACTGCTTCAGATGCTGTATTTTTAAGAAGTTCACAAGCTACAACTACAAATGTATATATAACAAACACAAATGCAACTGCAAATAATACTGCAAACTTATTTTTTGCACCTGCTAATAATGTAGCAGGTTCTTATATAAAATCAACAGCTATTGAAGATTTTTCAACATCAGCAAATAGAACATCAGATTTAAGATTTGCAGTTAGAAAGGATGGTACATTTAATGAAGCCCTTATTATAGACAGTTCAGGAAACGTAGGAATAAATGGTTCTCCAAGTGAACAATTTGAAGTTTTTAATGATAGTGCTTCTGCTGTAATAATGGCTAAAAGTTCTGCTTCAACTGGAGATGCTTATTTAATATTAAATGCAAGTGGTACTGGAGCAGGTAGACAATCAAAAATATTTTTTGGAGATAGTGCAGATTTAGATATAGGTGCTATTGATTATTTACACGATAGCGATAGTATGCTAATTAAAACAGCAGCAACTACAGCATTAACTTTAGATTCAGACCAAGACGCAACCTTTGCAGGAGATGTTAGTTTAGCAGATGATAAAAAAATTAGATTAGGTACAGGAAATGATTTACAAATATATCACAATGGAAGTCAAGATAGAATTGAAAGTTCATCAGCTTTTTTAGTATTAGAAGCATCAAATGTTATTCTTCGTAATAATGGTGGTAGTGAAGATTATGCTAAGTTTCTTGGTAATGCTGCTGTGGAATTATATTATAACAACTCTAAAAAGTTTGAAACTACAAGTACAGGAGTTAGTGTTACAGGAAACGTAGGAATCGGAACGGATTCGCCTGATGCAAAGCTAGACGTACAAAGTTCTGGTTCTTGGGGAGCTTATGGTAGAGGAAGTAGTGGTGATATTAATGTAGAAAACACAAACACATCTGTAAATGAAGGTGGTTGGATAGGTATATCAGGTTATACAGGTAATACAGCTAATAGTGGGTTTTTCCATATGGCTGGTATCACGGCAAAAAAGAGCACATCATCTGGAGATGGAAACTATGGAGGTGATTTAAGTTTTTGGACAACGGCTGGTATTGGTCAAAGCCCAGAAGCTAACAGTGGTATGTATCAAAGAATGACTATTAATAGATTTGGAAACGTAGGAATAGGTATTACTCCAAGTTTAGCAGATGTTAAATTACATACTTATAATAATTCTACAAATGCTTATAATATTTTTGAAAGTTCTACAAGAAAATGGGTGTTTGGACAAGTAGGTGATGTTGCTCAAGTAGCTGGAGTATATGGACTTCACGGAGGTTTACAAGTAGATGGTGCTACTGGAACTGTTGGAATAGGAGCAACAACTATAGGTGCTGATTTACATATAGAGCGTACTGCTTCATCTCCTACACTATTAGTTAAAGCTGCAAGTCAAACAGGTTCTTTAACGCCAACTGCTACTTTAATTTTAGCACCAGGAAGTTCAAGTGGTTATAGTACTGCACCAAGAATAACAGGTTATAGAACTGCTGATTTTAGTACAACAGCATTAAGAAGTACAGGTTTAAAATTTTCGGTTTCATCAGCTAATGCTGAAGTAGATGCTATGTGGATTAATAGCGCAGGAAACGTAGGAATAGGAACTGATTCGCCTAATCCATTTGGATGGGGTAACAAGCATTTAACTCTTACCACCACAGGAATAAATCAATATGTAGCATTAGATATAATAGGTACTGGAAACGCAGCAGGTGCAATATTATTTGGTGGCGGTAATGGAAGTGGCTCAGGAACTAGTATTGGTAGGGCTCAAATATCTGCTCTCGATGGTTCAAATTTAGTATTTTCTACCAATGGAAGTAATTCTGGTGCTTCATTTAATGAAAGAATGCGTATATCAACTACTGGATTAACAACAATAAAAAGAACTGGAATAACAGGAGTTGCTAAAAATGATATGATTTTACAAATAGGTTATGAAGGCAATAATGGTCAAAATAACTTAATTGGTTTTGGATATAATGGAGGAACTAATATTCCTGCTTACATAGGATATACTACAACAAGTGGAGGTGGAAGTACTCAAGGAGATTTAGTATTTGCAACAAGAGGTGTTACAACTGATACTGCTCCTACAGAAAGAG